CAAAGCCAAAAATCGTCATGGCGTCAAAGCCATATTTGATGAACTCTTTTAAGGTATCTGCAGAGCCCCGATGTTCTTTAAGCATGAACACGGTCTTGAGTGCGGCTACTCGCCCAGCTTTAAACAGGTGGGGGGAGCATACCCAAAGCTGGTGGCCTACTAACTTGCCATCGTCAGAACGTGCTAGCACCACCTTAAAGTTATCCGCTGCCCACATGTGGAGTATAGTAACTACGTCTGGCTCAAATACGCCGTCCCCCAACATCTCTCGTCCATTAAGATTTACGAGCTCTAGCATCTCGCTAACCAAGGCTTTATCTTCTACGTATTTTTGGACTTGATATTTCATAGCTGGTTTAATTGATGGATACTCCCTGCTATTATAACCTGTTCAACCCTGCCTTGGGTAGAAATTTTGATCCCAAAGCTTCGTGCCCGAGAAGGGCAAAAGCGCCCTTGGTATGATCCGGAGTTACTGATGGCGCTGAGGGTCATGCCGTCTACAATAGGCGTGATTACATGAGCCCCTGATCCCACAACATCGATGGCGGAGACTCCGCGGATTGGACCTAGGGCTGCACGGTGCCGCTCCCACTTAGCGGTTAAGTAGCCGCCGCCCTTATTCCAAGACACTATGTTAGCCCCCTCGACCATAAGCAACCGCCCGTGGGTAGTCGTGTGCATGGCTAGTGGATTAGAGCTAATCCGTGTCAAAGCCCGTTCAGCCGGTGCACGTAAGTCGAGCCGGTAGGTACCAGAGAAGCAGCTAAAGAAGTAGGCTTCTTCATACACAGCACCGACCATGGTATCCGGACGCATCGCCTGCCAGTCCGCCGTAGCCCAATGGGGGAACATTTTCCACTCTTCGCCAGTTAGGGCAACTAGCCCTTCGGCAGTTGCGTAGATTACTGTCTCGCCATACATGGCGGCACTTCTCGGATTGGCAATAGGCAGGGCTTTGTTAACCTGCTTAGATTGGAAGCAGCTATTATCCGAACATCCGGCAGGAACGCGGAAGGACATAGGTGCTTCGTCAGTCAAAACGTAGGCGTAGGATCTCCCCGCTATTAGACGGCGTGCTTGGCCATAGAAGCGGACAGAGAACTTCCGAGGCCAGGCATGGAAAGTATTTTTGATAGAAGCTCGAAGGGTGTTCTGGGAGAGACCTAAGAGCTGGCCACCCCGGAAGCTGCTAATATCCCACAAGTCATCTGGGGCTGGTTCGTAGTCCCAAGTGATATTCATCTCTCCGGGAAAAGCTAAGGAAGCCATACTAGAAGCTGGTCCTATTGGAAACTCTTGGGCTAGGTAGTATCCGCTGTGCTCCTCGGTGCCACCTAGTTCGTTTCCGGATACCCAAGCTGCACGAGAGATGTAAATTTTAATACTCTTCCCATTTGGGTAAGCGGTGGGGAAACCACTGAATAGTATGGAAGACCCAAAGGCCGCGTAGAAAGAGTCCGAGAGCATAGAGGGCGCGGATTCCCTGCCCCAGTCATCGGTCACGGTATAGAAAGCATAAAGGAACTCCATAGCCTCGGTAGCTGGAACAGGTGCGGCTACAACGGAGAGCTTAGGAAACATTGGAAAGGATAAAGAGCGCCAATCCCCAGCACAGGCACCAGCATGGGTGGCGGCTTGTGGAGGTAATCCGGGGCTAGTGCGGTAAATGGTTTCACTGCAGGTAGTAGATGGGTTACCCTCTGCCCAACTAGTGCACGGGGAAGGATCGGTTAGAATGCAGCACCCTTGAATTTCGTAAAGGGATCGAGCCCCCAACGCCGCCTGTAATTGCTGGGTACTTCGCCAAGGCTTTACCGAGCCCCCTTCAAGGTCGACGTCGAGGGCGACATCGGCTATAACTGCGTTACTTAGGGCATTGCTGCCTGCTGGGTAAAGCCCTCCAAAGGGGTAAAATTTAATGGTCACGGGCAGCTCCAGCTACCCGCCACTCCATCAGCGGCGGCTATGGCAGCGGCCAGCGTTGGGTAAGATACTGCGACACCAGTCAAAGCTACAGGAGGCTCCGCCCAAGTGCGGACAAAATAGATGCTACCCGATTCCTCTACCCAAGCCTGAGCTAGCTTAGCGGGAGGCAAAGGAAGAGAGGAGGTAACTGCGGGTGTACAATTTACAAGTAAGGGTCTAGCATACTTCACCTTACCCAAGAGCGGGGTGACTCCGTCCGCGCCATCATTACCGGCATCGCCCTTGTCGCCCTTATCGCCCTTATCGCCTTTGTCCCCCTTATCGCCCTTGTCGCCCTTGTCGCCCTTATCGCCTTTGATGGACAGTCCAGCAGGTCCAGGAATGGGAACTAAAGTAGTTCCGCCACCTGAAGGCACGCCCGGAGTACAGCAGGGCTCCGGCGCTACGTAAAGGGCTTTAGAAGATATTAGGATCTTGCAAGTATCGGCATCATAGGTGACCACAACGCTATCGTCGGCTGCTTCGACAGTCCAGCCATCTTTGCATCCTGGTGTGCATTTAACCAGAGGTTTAAGCGCATTACATCCACTCATCCCATACCTCCCATGACGCGGCGGATAGCCCCGTGTTTTGCTTCTACCGCATTACGATTAGTTTCGCTAACCTCGAAGCCAAACTGCTGCTGAGCAGCTTTGGCTAGGTTAAAGTCTTGCATCCCGTATGCCTTATCGGACATACGCAGCATGTGCTCAGCTCCGGCAATAACCCCATCGAGGTGGCGTTCATAGTACTCGCGGTCAAGGCGACAAGCATCCCGCGTAGGTACTGTGGACACCTCAAAGCGTATGGCATTGCGCTTATCGCGCTCTACCAAAGCTTTGACCATAACAGTATTCGGTGCCTTGAACCAGAAGGACTGGTTGTAGCCTAGGTCGCATTCACACCCGGAGGAACACTCCTGCTCTCCGATAGGAAGGCAAACACCGTCCACCCATACGCGGTGAACTTTATTGATGCGCTCATTGCCGGTCAGCTCAAGGGTGTACTCGTTTACGCCCTTCTGTAGATCCATATTGATCCAACGGCGGATGGAGTTAGTTCGTTCTCCAAACTTAATGGCACCGCTTATGATCGCGGCATCCATTAAGGGTTCGGGTATATTAGCCACCGCTAAGAGCATGTGGTCGTGAAAAGCGGTTAAGTCAATAAAGACCTTTTCCGGAGACTTCTGCCAATCTATCTGGCACGGCGTAGGAACGCTCTCCATAAGATTGCAGCACTGCGCCTTACAGCTTTCATCGGTTGGGTAGAATACCATCATGGCTGAGGAGCCCTCTTAGTCTGGTAACTGATCTGGCGTTTGGCTACACTAGCCTTATAAAAAGTTTCACGTGAGGTAGCGGCCAACGCAGCCACTTCACCATCACCAGGCGTATACAGCTTAGAGATGACAAAAGTAATTAGGTCTTCGAAGTTTCCACAATTGACTTCTACGCAGGAGTCTTCGCCAGTGATTGCAGGAGGGGGGGTGACGCAGTATACGCGCGCCCACAACTTCTGCCCTTTGGCTACCGGAGGGCTTACCTTAAACTGTCCAGGCATGCGCGGGTCGATGGTAGCCGAGGTAGGCACCCGTTGGCCGCCTATTGTCTTAGCTCCGCAACGATTAGCGAATAATCCTGAGGCCAGTTCGTTAGTTGTGCGCAGCTTACCATACTCCGCCGTACCATCCTTAGATGTTAGGACATCCACCGATACTACGTTAGGGCAGCAGTCGGGTTGCTGGATAGACCCCTCGGTCAATGCGACTACAACGGGCTTAGTGTAAAGTTCTGGGCGCACGGCGGTATGCTCGCACAAGGCTGAATTGATCAACTCTAGGAGTTGACCAGTAGGCCACAACTTGCCAGCTTGATCGCTGACCCGTTGGCGGATAGAACAAACTAAGTCCGATGCTTTCATGGTTTAGCGTTTCTTGACTTCAGCTGGGGTAGCTGGGAGCCATGGTGCTGCTGTGGTAGAAGAGTCAGCAGGAACAGCCTTAGTAGCTTCTTTTAGTGCTGCAATCTCGGCAGCTTGGGCGTCGACTAGGCGTTGGGACTCCGCTAGCTTCTGGTTAGCCTCAGCGGTAGCCAGTCCGGCTTGAGCGGCACGGTCATTAGCGTCAGCAATTTCAAGCTCAGCTGAGGCGTCTTCTTGAACGCCAACTTCTGCAGCAGGAGCCCATGCTTCATTGCCACGCGCTCGGACAGCAGCTTGCGCTGGGGAGATGGCAGTGACGTCAGCACCTGGAACGCGCTGGGGTTGGCCGACCAAGTGCTCGCGGCCTTTGATAGTACCGTCAGGATTAAAGCCAACACCAGCAGCAAATACACGGCCACGATTCTGGGGGTTATACCCCTTGACCAGCATGCCGTTCTCGCCTTGGGCAAGTTCGGCGTGAGCAATGCTATTCTTTTGCACAGTGACCAAAGCGCCATTGACGGTGCTCTGGAGGGTAATTGGGTTGTTGATAACTTCGCGGGCTACAGTGCCGGCGCTCATGCTCTTAGCTAGGGTTTCGAGTTGTGACATAAAATTCCTAATGATTAAGTAAAGGGACTCCCGAGAATGGCTACTCGGGAGTTCGGGGTGCCCGTTAGCTTATGTGCGTGCTACGCAGCAATCGCAAACGCGCATCTGGCTGCATTGACTACGGTCAATGAAGTTCATACGCAGCTTCAAGACCAAACCACCACGTAAGTGGTTAGCTGTTCCTGCGGGCTCGTTGGCCAAAGGTGCTGGCAATGCCATCACCTCGAAGCGAGCACGCGTCTGCGCCGTTACGCGGTTAGCCACAGCTAGGCTGTCGAAGGTGGCAATCACATGGTCACCAGAGTGTGTAGCTGATCCGCCGGACAAGGCTGCCAAGTTACCAGCCACGTCGATGTCACACGTAGGTGCTACACCGGGCACCAAGGACTTGACTTCGCGTTCGCGGTCTGCGTACACGGGGGCTGCCGGCACGAAGCCATTGGTGAAGCGCAGCGCAAGTACTAAGCCTGGCTCGCCGTTCACCAAGACGTCGATGTCTTGCAAGCGTGCCCATGAAGGCAGCTGGTCGCCATTGAACTGCCCGATCTCGAGGAAGTCACCAACCACGATCTTTTTCAAGTCGCCGATTTTTTCCTTAATCTCGTTACCTGTGAGGGTGACGATATGCGTGTGGCGAGAAGCTGGGGACAGATGGCTGTCCACAGGTGCGCAGAAGCATTCAACGGCTGGCGCGCAGATGCCAAGCATCTTGTCCAGATCGCCATCGCCTTTAATGTTATAAGTTGTCATAATATAAAGTTCCTAAAAGTTGAGGGTTAGTGATTAGAGCTTGACGGTAGCCACAACGGCTGAGTCTGGATCCAAGAGGTAAGAGTCATAGTAGTAGCTGTAGTCCAGCAACATATCATGACCACCATCGCGCCACTCGTTGTACAACATATCAAACGGTACGAAGTAGTCGCGAGTGTCAATCATCATGACGTACTCAACTGTTTGACCGGTGGTAGCATCATAGTAGCAAGGCACACGTTGACCGGGCACGAAGTCCAAGCCGAAGATTGTGCGGAGCTTACCGGTCACAATAGCAGAGTTATCACAGCAGTAGTTAGTGCCACGTAATGCCTGAGCCAACTTCATGTACAATGCCCATGATACGACAACGGTGAAGCTGTGGTCCATAGAACAGATGATACCTTTTTGGCCAGCATGCGTCACCAGGTTACGCACCATGGTAAGCATCTGCTCTTCGGTATCCGTAGGTAGTGGGTTGGTAACTGAGCCCAATGCTACAGAGTTGAAGTTATCGGGCGAAGCGTACAACAAAGGAGTTCGCAAGCCGTAGGCGTCGATACGCGCGATCATGTCGCGGCTGATTTGCTGGTTAACCAACTTCTTGATCAAAGAACGGTTTGTCGGAGACAACAAATACAGCTGATCTTTAGCAAACTTGAAAGTGCCTTTTTTCTTGTGGCAGATTGATACTTGGGCAAATTTCAAATTCAAGCCATGCTGTTCTGGCTCTTCGTTTGAGAAGTGGCAGCTGTCATCAATCTCAGCACCGCATGGCATGTCTTCGCTCTGAGTACGGGGTACCCAAGCGTAGATAGCTGAGCCCATCTCATGCAGCTTACCAAGGTTAGCTGGTGGAGTTGGATTAGCCAGTTTAGTGGCTAAAGAGTCGCAGAAGCGCGTTTGTTTGACATAACCAGTGATCTCCGTTGGGCGGAGGAACTTGTTGATATCGCGGCCAATGTTTAACAGGCCGGCAGAGCCTGGATTTGTAACGAGTGACATAATGTTTTAGTCCATGAGTTTGTGTTTAGATGAGAATGCTTGTGCAGCCACAATCTCACCGCGGTCCAACATTCCATTCCATTGTGTGATCAGGGCATCGCGGTCAGAACCATCTCCTCCAGAACCAGGCGCTGCTGGTGAGCTACGCCCACCATTAGTACCGGGATCCGCCGCAGCGGGTGCTTTTACCCCAGTAATGCGTTCGACAATAGCCCGAATGGTAGGGATTGACCCCTTATCGTTGCTAGCCAAAGCGGCATTAAATGGATTCATAGCACCCCACGGATCAGCCTGCATCTTGCTTACAAACGTTGGGTCTTTCAACAAGACACCGAGATTAGGAACCCCACTTGTGGGATCCATCAAAGCGGCGTTGAACGCTGAGGATGCAGCGTTCGCTTGTTGTACTCCCAAGGCAGTTTCAATCTGCTTAGGCATAGAGGTCGTGGCTTCTTTCAAAGACGCGAGATCAAGACTATGCTCGTGGCGCATAGCCAACATGCGGTTCTCCATAGAGATAAACGGTTTGGCGCCGTGCTCTCCGTGTTCTTCCACAAGTCTATCTATGGTGGCTTGGTCTACGGTGGGAGCAGTTGCCCGCGCCATTTTAGATTCCAATGCTTTTCGATCAGCTTCGGCTTTATCCGCCTTCTCCCGTAATGCTGCTGCCTCAGCTGCGGTCTCACTTTGGCGCTGTTGCAGGAACTGGTTGTTCTGCTCTAGCAATGAAGCGCGGGTGCGCGCTTCCTCGGCTTCGCGCGTTGCGGCGGCGAGCCGACCTTCCATGGACGCCTGAGCATTTGATGCGGGTTCTGCTGGAGAGGCAGCGGGTGCTGGCGCTTGGGCAGACGCGGTGGGTGCTGGAGGCGTATAAGAAGAACCATCGTCACCACCAGGATTTTGCACGGCGGCAATTTCTTCTGGAGTCATGTCTGGGGTTATTACGATTTCGGGGTTCATGGGTAAGTCCTAGTGCTGATGTTTGACGGGAGTTTCCCCTGCGCCAGATGTGACCTTGCCTTGTGGGGTTAGGTCGGTGAACATTTCAGAGGACAGGCGTTGTAACGCTCGGCGCTCTGCTACGGAGTCGGAAATTCGATTAGAACGGGCTTCGCGGGATTCGTCGGGGACGTGCGCCTGCTCTTGGTGGCTTAAGGCCAACCACTGTAACTCTAGATAAGCTTGTAGAGCACTAGCTGCGTGGGGGTTAGTACGAAGATTAGACTGCAAAGTGATCAAAGCCTCCTGAATCCGCTTCCCTTCAGAGGCGGTTTCTTTCGTGCCCGGTGCGGCACCAACTATGAGGCTCCATTGGTCGTTTTGCATAGGGGTATTATAGCATCTTATGGAGGATGCCCAATAGTATTTAGATCCTATTTTGGTCCGCGGGGTTCCCCGTTAGCAAATGGGTTGGCGCGGTGTTCTTTGAAGAGTTCAGCTTTAACCCTCTCGCCCACATGTGGATGCTTAGCCGCAAATACTTCTTCCGGGTCTTCCCCTATATCCTTGGCATCACGTTGAGCCAATATTAAGAGAAGACGATTAGCGTGGTCTAGTTTGTTGTTCCGTACTAGGGTGGCTTCTGTAATTTTTGCATCTAGTGCTTTTCGCGTTGCCCCATTGATAACCCCGATACCCGGAAAAATACCAGCAAAATAAACCTTGTTGTCTGGATTAGCTATGCGCTCTTGCCAGACTAGGTAGTCCTCCTTTGATATCTCCTCTGCCAGGTACCCCTTTAGAGGGGCTTCATCTGGTAGTATGGTAAGCGATACCCCTGTAAAGGTAGAATCATCTAATGCTGAGTTTTTTACGTACTTCATAGTAATCTTCCTCCTATATATTTTCGAACCTCTAAAGCGGATCCAGCGTGAATAGTAGTCATTCCAGGAGTTATAGAGTTTTGGTATATAACGACCCACCACTGTCCGTAAACTGTAACAGTCTGCCCCGGCGCTAATTGTTTTCGGTAGATAGCTGGTGCCCCGTTTGCCTGCCCAGCTATACCGACGGAGTTTACTTGCCCCTCAACTGGCGTTGCATTCGCGCCTACGAATGATACGGTTAAGTGGCTAACCGACTGGTTTAAAGGTGAACCAGCTTCTCCTGATCCAACTCCAAGGACAGGTAAAGCCAAGGTCTCCCCGATAGAGTAGACAAAGGTTACGTTTTGAGGGCTTACAAAATCTGGCGGAATTTGATTGGCAATAGGTCTTAGGTAAAACTCTACTAGCATTGGGCAGGTAGAATTGTTAGTTATGGTTTCGGTAATAAGGTTCTGCGCAATACCATTGGTAACCAAATTAGCTGCGCCTGATACAACTGAGGCATCGCGCCCTTGTATAATGATTCGCCCTTTAGCGTCAAATGCTTGCGGGATAACCCCAATGCACGCCGCAAAGGATTGCCCCGCACTGTCACCAGTCACCTCTAGGGTAACCTCGCAGCAATCACTGACAACCCTGAGCTTATCTCCACACTGAATAGGGCGTTCGACCCCAGCATCACAGACCACCACACTGGCCTGAGTTAGGTATTTAGCTCCGGCGTCTATAGGGGCGTCACATAAATCGCGGTTAGACGATTGGTTAACTACCACGATAGCGGTAGCATTGTTATTACTGAGATTGATATCTACGCTCCCCGCAGGGGGTATGATATTCACCGTATTAGTGAGTACACCGGTTACCGTAGTAAACCCAGAGATCACCAAGGTTCCTGCGCCACCAGCAGGGAGGGTGGGGATTACCCAGCCAGCCGCCAAGGTCGCGACAGAGGGCACCGGTGCGGCAGCCCCACCGCTAAAGGTAACGTCTATGATTATGTCGGAAAGGGTAGCGGGAAGGGTATCTTTTAGGATAGCGCCATTGGCAGCGTCTGGTCCGGCATTAGAGAAGGGGATAGTGTAGGTAACGAGTTGCTCGATACCGTAGGAGGTCTTATCCGCAGTCTTGCTAACACTTAGGTCAACGCTACTGCCACCAACGGTCAAGGAGGCACTAGCCGTGTTATTAGTAGGGTCAGAGTCATCCACAGTTGCTGGCATCTTGATAGAGGCCGAGTTGAGGTAGTAGCCTGCGGTAGGCGCGATGCCGGTAACCACAATGGTGACTGTGCCCAGTGCCGGTAGCGTGGGGATAGTGTAGCCAGCGGCTAGCTGAGCCTGTGTGGGTTGAGCCCCCGCAGCGCCACTGGCATAGGTAGCCACAATGTTGGAGACTACCAAGCCAGTAGGGATCACATCGGTGACTATGGTACCGTCGGCGGGGCGTGGACCGGCGTTGCTAACCACAAGGGTATAGCTGAAAGGGTCGTTTTCTTTCAGGGTGGCGTTGGCTGCGGTCTTCGTGATGCTTACATCAGCCGTTGGTTTGATGATGTTATAGAATACGGTATCAGTGTTGTTGACCCAGTTAGTATCTACTTCGTCTTTACCAGGATGGATAGAGGCGGTATTGGATCGAGGGATACAACTGCCCGGTGAAGTAGCTGTAAACGGAATGGTGATGGTAATGGTACCGCCCGGTGGCAGCGAGGTGTAATGCCAGTCCCCAGCTATCATCTGAGCAATGGTAGGCTGTGATCCAGCAGCTAGCCCTGCATACACCGCTACGGGAACACCGTAGGTAAGCCCTGCGGGCAAGACATCTTTGATGTAACCCCCTCTGGAAGCATCTGGTCCAAGGTTGGAAAGGGTGAGCAGGAAGTATCCGGTACCCCCCGATACGATTACCTCCGAAGACACAGCCTTATCGATGACCAAGTCTACCTCGATGGGGCAGCATGGTTTAGAGCAGCAGCCAGTGCCAGCTTGGACGCTAAGTTCCATAACGGTAAGCATTACGGAAGCTCGGGAAGGTCCAACATATACTGCGCGGTACCATCCTGCTCGATCTATCTCCATGTAGCTAAGGCGCTCTGTTAGGGCAGGCTCGCATCCGCACGACACAAAGGGCTTGTAGTCATACTGCTTGGAGTCGTGCTGCTGCCCCGGTGTGCATAGGGTGCCATCAGAGCGCCCACCGTCTACGAAGACCACTTCTTGGAAAGTTATTCGGGCTCCTGGTGGAAGTCCGGTACCGTTAGCGAATGCTGATAATGCTACGCGATTTTCGCCTACGTAGAAAGGAGCACTAACTAGGTCGGCCTGCCCTTTCTGGAATAGGATCTTGCTGTAGGGTTTAGGGGTGGTTGCCATTATAGAGTACCTCCAATTTGATCTGCATTAAGGCTTCTGCCGTCTGCTTTTTGTTGCGGTGTTGCTGGTAACCCCAATAAGCCAGCATCTGTGAATTCTTGCTCTAGGGCAGAGCTCGGGAGGAGATCGCGAGGGACACCCATGCTGGAGAATACCTGGCTCAGGAGCTCTTTATGAGCTGCCTGGAACTCTGGCATCTGAGCAGCGGTTTGTCCGAGGATAGGTAGGATGGCACGTTGCGATTCTTGTACCACGTCTTTTTGGATTAAGCTAGTAGCGCCGCGCGCTTCAACGTTAATGTCGCCAGTGATCTTTCCGGCCTTCTGGAGGATATGCACGCAGCGCCCAATACTGGGTTCAATAACCTGTAGGTCTTGGTTGTAAATAGCGTCTTTTAATCCGCGTGCTGATCCACTAATACGCTGGAGTTGCCCACCCAAGGTCTTATCATCAGGGGTCATGACCATAGATCCATAACTCACCGCTGTGATCCCAATCTCGTCGTCCACCATTTTCATGCGAGTAACAAAGAGGTTAGTTAAAGCCCCAAAGCTCTGAGGAGTCTGATGGATTCGCAGGGCGGAACTCTCCCCTTCAATCTTAGCCTCTGAACGGGTTTCGAAAGCAGATCCAGGTTGGTAGAACCAATCAGAAGGAGAGGACAAACGGGCTGAAGCTAACTCCAGCATAGGCAAATGCGCGTTGTAAGCGTTTGCCATAATATAGTAGTGGAGGCGGTTTAGTACTAGCTGCGGGTCGCGTAAGAGCATGCCCAAAGAGCGCCCATAAGGAGAACCGTGATTAACCTTCCAGCTAGTACTAAAATAAGGTCGCGCCTGTTGGACGTCTTTACCTGAACCGGAGTCTTGGAAGTCACTTAGTCCACAATATATTACGTTAGAGCCAATTACCTCCATGCGTACTTCGTACATCTTGTAGCGGTCTAATCCGGTGATATTAGCTTCTTCAAGTTCGGCTCCGGAGAATTGGCCATGGTGCAGGAGTACCGCTATCTCTAGATTAGGGTTAGCCCCCCATGCTACCTGTTGGTGGGACTCGTCATAGGAGAGGGATAGCCAGTCGCGCGAGGCATTCTGAAATTCGTCTAGAACGGATTTGATGGCTTTAGCATCATAGGCCTCATTCGCCATAGCAGCTATTAAACGAGCGCGTGATTTGTACCGAATTTCGGTGCAGCCACTTCCGTCATTAGCGCTTGTACTATCTGAGCCAAAGTAAAAGTTGCGCGGATTAACCGTGCGCCATTGCTGGCTCAGCCCCTTCTTGTAGGTTACGCCGCCGCTAGGGGTGTACTCTTTAAGATGCGATGGAACAATTTCTGGACCACAAAGGATAGCCACAGGGTACAATGTTTGCTGGGCTTGGAGTTCCCAAAAGGCTTTGCGCCATCCACCCTCAGAGGTGATATCCTTAACATGGGTCTCAGCGTCCAGTGCCCCTTCCTGAGCAGCACGCATTAAGAACTCAGCTTGAGTCTTCTTCATGCGAGGTGCTTGGCTTTTGATGAAGTCCTGCACAGGCTTAATTGGAACGCCATTGGAGACCAGTTGGTCTACGCCCATATTTCCGCTAAGGCGGAGCCAAAGTTCTTGCTGGATTTTCTGGGCTACGTCTTTGACCACCATAGGCGAAAGAGTTGGTATAGCGGTAGGTTTAAGACTAAATGGCGCCTCGGAGGTATTTAAGAGTAAATCTTGGCGCCAAGCCACAGTGGCATCTACGCGAGTAACCCCCAAACCAAAGTACCGCACCATTTCAGGAATAGCTTGGAGTTCGTTAGGTTCGTGTTCCTTGGCCATCATCCTATCTATGGCGTCGCACCATTGGATAAAGTTCAGACCAGACATCAGTTTTGTTTTATTCCGAAACGCGGCATCGTTGGTAAAACGGTTGCGAACCGCTATAGCCAACTTTTCTTTATTGCCGGTGGACAGTATTTTTTTCAATGCTTTACTCCTGCGCGGCGAGCCACGTGTCCTGCGCCCAACCCTAGGGAACGCGCCATGTTAACTACTTCTGGATCAGCCACCGTGTAGGAAAAGGTAAGGGCTAAGGCATCCCCACCGTCCGGTGAACGTATACCCCGTTTAGCCATGTCTTTTTTAGACTCAACACGGCGGCGGTTATTACTATCGTTATCTATTTCGTTAGGTGCTAATAGATCTTGTTCCAATGCGCTGTCGTTTTGGCAGGATACGTTTCCGCCAAACCATTCCTTCATACGGTACCAGATCTCAACGCGTTTATTAATATAGGCATCTTCTTCATCTGCGGAGTCGGCAAACCCTACTGCAGTAACGCGGTCGGTAAAACCAAGCTCGTGCAGACGGTTGACAATAGCGCGGCCGAGAGAGGCACCGGTTGCATCGATAAAGAGCATCCGGATGCGCTCCGTGGATAGTACCTTAGCCAACATGCCGGCCTGCACCATTGCGTCAGGCTCTTTGTTGTATTGGGTGTTATAGGCTTTATTGCCTTGGCGGCGAATTAAGCACCCGCGGTCTTTTCCTCCACCTGCTGGGTCGTAACCAGCTAAGATGTTTCCGCGCCCATCTACTATCCGCTTGAAAGCTTCTTCGATTTTGGTGGCAGAGATTAAGGAATTACTGGAACGTGCAAATGCCTCGTCGGCACTTGCTGGATACATCTGTGCAAACTTAGAGGCATTACCATCGAAGTCGTTTAAGATCTTACGGCGGCGCCATGCCATCTGCCAGTCGTCTAGTCCAAAGCGGTGGGCATACTTAATTTCAGCATCATCGAATTCAATATCAGGTGCCGGAACGGAAGCATATTCACTAGTTAGGAACCAAGGCACGAATACAGTATCGAAGTCATTGATACCAGCTACCCCGCCCTGCCAAAGTTTATGCCAACCATCGCCGCGTCCGTTGGCCACAGATTCTAAGATTACAGAGGATCCAGGAGTGTCGGGAACGGCTTGCATAATACCAGACAGGTGTAAGTCCATATTAGACCAGCGGGATACCTCTGATCCATGAAAATTGGTAATGGTCAAGCCATGACCGACCGTAGCTGACCCTGCTGTTGCTACTTTAACTATTGACTGCGAGTTCTTAAATTCCAAACCCTTCTGGCTATAAGAGGTGGTCGGTAGCCAACGAGATGATCCAGGAAAGGTATCATAATACCGTTGGATCATACCATAGAGAGCGGAAGTGGTATCGTCCAAATGGGTCATGACCTGAACTCGGGATCCTGAGTGGAATGCCGCCTTCTGGAAATCATCCAAAGCTATTACAGTGCTGATCCCTTGCTGGCGAGCTTTTAGGACTAAGAGGCGGGTACGCTTCTTCTCGAAACGAACCTTCTCCATCTTAGCCCATACCTTGCGCTGGGCATCATTGATCACAAAAGGAATAAAGCGCCCGCCCTTGTCCAAGATCTTAACCTTAGTCCCCAATGCTGGCAAGTTCCACATGGCATCCTGCGGGTTCATTCCCGCAAATGGCAGCATGCTTGGATCTATAGTGGAAAGGTCTTCTAGCATTGGGTTAAGGGTTGGGCGGTTAAGGCTACATTATACGGGGTTAGGCCAGTATCCTTAGAAGATATTTAGATCCTATTTTCTTTTCAGGGCTTCGACGGCTGCAGCAGATTTACGAGCTCGGTCAGCCTCCTGCGCTGCGATTCCGAGAGCTCGATCAAATCCTCGTTCACACTTTTGTAGTGTGTCTCGGAGTCCTGAAATGATTCGACAGTAGCGGTCTCCAGTTGTACAGGCACTGCCGGCTGCGACAGAGTCGAGCATGCTTGTAAGACTAGCGTGGCTACTCCTAAGGATATCGCGCTCAGCCGATACCTTAGCGACTTCTTGTAGGGCAAGGTTGTATTTGTGTTGTTCATCTTTTACTTTCTTGGCGTTGGCCTCTATAGCTTGGGTACGTAGGATTTCTTGATCGGCTAGGTATTTTAGATACTTATCTTTTTCGGCTTGAACAACCAAAGTCCATTCAGCGTCGTTCTTTTCCAAGGCTTCTTCTATTACCCAGTTGTTGTAGGTAGCTATAAGATACCAGATGGTGAAGAAGGCTGCTATTAAAGCAAGCCCCTGGCGAAAGAGGTTGCTCCCCCAAAGGGTGATTAAGAAGGATGTGATCATGATCGGGCGTAGGTCGGGTTGCCCACACCATGCACGTATTGGATCGTTGTTCCAAATACATTGCCGGAGAGGTTAGCTTGGTCAACAGGAGACAGCCCTTTCCATAGGGGATCGTTAGCCTCTGGACTACGGTTGGCGGTTGGTCCACCTTCGGAGACTATGACACGGACGGTACCTTCTTTAGATACGCTGCCACCAATACTAACTCCTACGATGGATGCCATGCCTATTTTACCGGTAGGTTCGATACCGCCGGTAACGGCGAACTGCTCATTAGAGAAGACCGTGATATACGACCCTTGTTTAATCTGCCCATCCGCCCCAACCTCAAGGCGCAGATTTCCGGCCAGGTATATACCCCCGTACGGAGTTCCTCCACCTAAGGCTGTATTGTTTGGGTGAGCATTGTTATCCGGCTCGTCTGGAGTTATCAGAGCTAGCCCTTTACTAAGGATTCGCGCATTTCGAGAAGCTATGGCCGCTGCTCGATCCGGACAAGAAAAGGATCCCTCGATAATGCAGGGGTAAGGGGGGGCTTCGGGAGTTACAGGATCAGGATCCTTCTTTTTGTTGCTCTTACGGTCCTGATGGATAACCACTGCGATTAAGGCAAAGATAGCTATTGCTGCTAGCCAAGGGATTATATTCGGGTTCATAGTAGGCTCCTAGGGTTAAAGGTTGGGGTTATAACGGAGATAAACGAAAGATAACTGGGATTTTAGGGGGTACAATGGGGTAGGCCTTACGGTTGGGCACCTTCAGTAAAGTACCCCCCAAAAGGGTTGGGTAGAGACCACCAGCATGCTTCGGCACCCGCCCGACCGGGCTAAGAAGACATTGGCGCTGGTGATCCCCATATAGGAAAATAAAGCTAAGAAAATGAAGGCCAGATAGGTTTTCATTTAGATCCCGTTCGGGTTGTACAAGAAATATGGTTATAATCTTTTAAGCGGGCAAAGTCACCGCCCCAGTTAGTATGTAGCTCAGGTTTTAGCCCCATCTTGATGCTTTTTAAAGCCAGCTGGTCGCCAGCCGCTTTCCACATTTGACCATAGGCTTCATAATCGGAAGGCAGCGTGCTGTAGGTGCCATCGGCTAGAACACGGTGGTAATCCCAAGCTAGTGAGTAGATATGCGCGGAGTCTTTGATTCCTTTGCCCTGCGAGGCATACCAGGATGCCTGCTGTTTTGTTCGCTGAGCTTCGCCAGCTTTGAAGTAGATCCCCTGCTTGGCCAGTTCGGTCATAACCGCGTTATGTAAAACGTTGCACTGAGCTTGGAGCAAAGCTAGCTTCTTGTTAGGCGGAGGAGGGGTAGCCAACCAAACGTTTGTTATTGCCCCCAATCCTAAAAGCGCAGCAGCGGCGCCTGAAGCTAAACGTGGATTCATAGCGGCATATTTCGGAGGCGCATCTTATGCTCCAGCTCTTTGCGGCGGTCATCTTTCCAATTGTAGTACCAGCTGACGCCGAAGCCTACTGTTGCAATAATAAAACCCCCTACAGCTAGGTACTCGTTGAGCGTCCATGCACCAATGCCACCAGCACCTGCGCCACTGACCATACCAGTTTTTGCGACAACCTGTATAACGTGGTCACTCATTTTAAGCCCCTGTGGTATTGTCGATTTTCTGTTTCTATTGGGTCAATACGCTTTTCAGCAGCAGTTATCCTGGCTTCCAGTGTTGTCACGCGAGTTGAAAAAGCTTCCAGCTGTTCAACGGAGCGCTCTATTCTTGTAGCGTATGCATTTACAACTCTCGTAAATGCACCATCAAGACCAGAAAACATTAGGAAAATTACAATTGAAAACATAATTCCCATGAAAGCCCAGGCAAATCTTGGCATTGACTCAAGCGCCTTGTTTACGACGCTATCTGAATTAACTGAATTATGACTTGACATCACACAACCACTTTCTTTCACCTATAGTCAGCAAAATAGCTGTAACAATTAAACCTAAGCCCCACCAATTAAACAAGCCTAACCCGCCACAAATCATGCCGAATCTTAGGGCTAAACAGTATTTGCAAGTAGACCCAGCCGTAAAGTCGATTAACCTTACAAGCGGGTCATCCTTACTATCAACTAGCTTAGATAGAAATAAAGTGTAAAAGAAGCAAAAAGTTTGTTTAAGCATAATTAGTTGAAATCACAAACAACTGACGGGTCAATGCTGGCAGCGACTGCGCAATTTGCAGCTTCCAATCTTACGTGTTCCGTATTTTGTATATCTTTAAGATTACTTTACGTCTAGCGTGTCAAGCCTTTTTCGCAGTAAAGCACACTCTAAGACCATCGCTTGCGTGTAGTTAACTCCGTACATCTCGCATGCTTTTCCGCCTGCGTCCACCCACTTGTTAAGCTGCACAAGCCCCAGCTGTAAAGCGTCTACCCCATACTCTTTAAAGACGGAAATTACTTGTTGCGCTATCACACCAAAGTGGGTAACCGCAGAATCTCCAGCACTGGCAACTTGATTTTTCAACTTGTATTGCTGATAGTTAATCTTACTCCACGCAGCAAGTACAGTATCTGTAATATCGCCTACGCTTTCTTTTTCTCGCTCGTCTGAGGTGATGATTGGGGCATTCACGAAAAACGCATAGTCGATTCGATTGCTAGGCGCACCTAGGCGCATTGCGGCATCTACCGCAGGTATAAGCGATACTACTCCAGCCGAAGCTACGCCCTCTACTTTCCAGCCATCAACAATAACTCCAGCAACTCTGGGGCGTATGTGGTATTCTCCATACCCGCCAGCACCGCCATTAACCAATGACTGTGTTGTCTCTGCAACTACTAGCGTCGTACCCCCTAAGTATTCTTGCTTCTCCGCCCGAACCCCAAATACTCCATAATTATCTACCGCCCCTGTTCCCGGCGTAGCATACGCTGTAGGTAATGCAACATTTGCGCCGATACCTACTTCATCGGACACAACCATTGGATTGCCAGAATTGATACCACTGCCAAGTGCTGCGCCGCCATTAGTTACGTGTAACTCCTTGCCTCCTCCAAAAGCGCCAGTTCCGTACGCTAATACAGTTCTACCAAGTGCTATTGCGCCTACGCCCTCATCAGCGCCCACAGAGCCAGTCTTACTCTGGTATCCAGCTACTAAACCGGCGCGAGCTAGCCCCTCATTCTCTTCGCCAAAAGCGGCTGACTTTGCTCCCAGTGCTATAGTTCCTTTGCCCCATGCTATAGAGCAATAACCTTCATTGTCTGGGTTTGTGGGCGCATCTGGATTACCCGTTGCTGACCCCGCACCGCCAGCAATGCTAGCTACTCCGTAAGATACGCAGTCATGCCCAAATGTAGATGAGTACACACCTTTACTAGCCCCGTTTCTTCCAAATGCAACTGAGTACAGCCCTTGGTCAGCTAATGAACCCCACGCATTAGTGTTCTGCCCTGCGGAAAGCCCACGCCAAAAGTTTTTTTGGTCGTCCAAAGAGGTAGAGTCGCTTCCGCCAACCCTCAGCCCGCCGGTTGTTTCTGAAAATGTAAACTCCACGCCTCTAGTATCCGTACCGCTAGGTGCCGTTCCGTAAAGTCGCGTAACATCTAGCTTAGTCTCAAGCGAGTGAAACTCTCCATCGCCTCCGAGCACTAGCTCATCCCTAGTTACTGGTGCTCCAGTAGGTTGAGCTGTGATACATGCTACTACTACAGGGCATGATAGCGGTGTAGCGGTAGGGGTGCATTGTGCGATTCCCATAATTTATTTTCCTTTATGTAAAAATTTAACTGACAACATTTTAAATCCTTTAGGCGTGCGGTAGTGTTAAAGGTCCAAGTGATACCCATTGGTTTACGCCTGCCGCAGAGGCTCCGCCGTTAGCGCCAAGCGTTCGGTATGGGTTGCTTGCTCCAATGAAGCCTGACTGGGCTACAACCTGCGTTCCGCTTTGACCATTGATTGTGGCGTTGCTGTAGCGTATCTGTACAGGAATGTTCTTTGCGTCTGCAAATGTGCTGGCTGTAAGCTGAGCCATCTGGATAGGGTTGCCCCGCACAAACACACCCGGCAGAAACGCAATAACGGAGCCGTTAGCAACGTCACCGTCGAGAGAAATCAAACCCTCTATTTCAATCTGCCCGCGAGGGTCACTGTCATTCGGTAGGTAGCGGAAGAACGCACTGTAGGGTGCTCCGTAGTTACCAATTACTCCGGCGACGGCCGTCATAGGCGCTGTCATACCGGGTGATGTACGAGCAGCTACTGTGCCGCCTGCGACAGTGATTGCACGCCAGTCGCCAGAGCCTTGAGCCATATCATACTCAAACTCTGTAGCCAGAGATGGCGGGTACGTGTACCCTGGCTGCATGTATGTGCCGTCCGCAAACTTGATGCGTGTCTTCGCAGGGCCTATGCCTGACGCACTAGACACAGCGCCCGCGTACTTGAGCACCATGACAGCTGACGGTGGCAGGTGTTGGTTGCCTGAGCCGTAGTAGCTGATTACCCAATCACCATCCACTGACGTAGTGCCCCCAGTGTACGCTGGTGGAATCCAGAACAGCGCTTCCCACACACCTAATGGGATGTAACGACGACCCCCAATGGTTTTTACTGTGCGTGTTACGTTGCTGTTCGTTGATACGGCAGGAATCTGATAGCCGTTTGTAGGCGGGTTTAACCACGTGTATTGGTTTCCGAAATTGCTGTACCCATCACTGATGCCGTATATCAGGGTGTTGTCATCCCAAGACGAGTAAATGCCGAACGCTGAGCTGAGTAATCCGTTAGCTCCTGCGCCTGCGAACTGAGTAGCCAACGCAAAGCGGCAATACTTCAAGCCTTTGTGCGTGATGTTTTGCGTCTTACGAATTGCGTCGATAGCAGCGTCGTTGGTGGAGGTGTATCGTGCGTCGCCTGCTTTAAGTGCGTACTGCACACCGCCGAGGAGCAACTGTGTTGTGCTATGTCCACCTGTTGTTTGTTTGGATGCAATAGGTAACCAGTGGATCGGTGTGGACACTAAGCCTGAGTACCCGGCTACAACCCACTCGCCTTGTCCTGCCGCGCCGTTCATGTTGCGAACGTAGTACAGCGTTTCGTTGTCGTTCAAATCTACAACGGTTGTTGATGCAGCAAGGATAGGGTTTGTGCCTCGCTGTGCACCGCCGAACCATCCTGGTTTCTCAGCGGCTGTCATCAATCGCCATGCGCGATTGGCTGCGCCGTTGACGCCACGAATTGCCTTGCCGACTAGTTTGTCTGCTTGGCCTGCGTCCACGTAGCCTGTGCTGTTTACGCCAGGCGTTGAGCCACCGTCAATCCAACGGATAGTGCCAGTGAAGCCAAACGCTAGGTTGAAAGCAGAGTTGCCTGCGGGCACAAAGAAATAACCGTCGCCCATGACGCGCTGCTTCATAGCTTGCCAATTGGCCGTGCTAATAAAGCCGCCGCGTCCGACCTGTCCGCCTATACCTGTTACGTCGCCTGTGCCGAGTGTGAACTCGGATGCGTCGCCACGGCGAGCCACCATAATCCAGTCGTCAGCCTCTGTGAAAACGCTGTTGGCTTGGGTGTTTGCCAGATAGGGAACAATCAAAAAGTTAGCTGGCACTGAGCCGGCGCTTTGGCCAACTGGGTGTTTGTAGTACAGAGAATCCCAAGTGTTTAGCAGGATGCCACCGGTGTCTACGGATGACCCCGCTACTGCTGGTACAACTGCCCGTGTGCCACCGCCTGCGACAGGCACTGCAAAAGCATCTGCAGGCATATCAATGCGGAAATGCCCATTAGGCTCAACGCTGTTGGTGCCGCGTGTCATCACATGGTAGAAGCCGTCCCACCGTACTTCACCCGCTAAACTGATTTTGGTTGTGGCCTGAGAAGTGAATCGCTCTTGCAAATTGCGCGCGCGGCCTGATGCTTCTAGCAACCAAGGACCCCAAGTTGTAGCACCTGTGCTAACGCGGAAATACTGACGACCATCATCGAGGTCTACGTCTTGGCGCACTGGTCCGCCAGAGAAATCTGTTGTCGTTGCGTAGCGGCGTGTTGTTGTCAGGTTTACATAGGTTTGTAGCCCGGTGATGCCGGTCATGCCTATTGCTGACGTTTGCTTGAATGCTTGGCTCACACCTGCAGCGTAGTCTTGCGGGTTCAAGTTAGTTGCGCGAACGTCTGGTACCCCTACGCCGTTGGCCAGCACAACTTTACCTGCGTTGTTGACGCCGATAGCCGTGTTCTGATTCTCAACCATACTGCTCATGTATGAGATGTTTGCGTGGGTCGCGCGCAGGTCGTCCAGTGTCAAGCCTGAGTCTGCTACCGTGCCTGTATCAACGACTGTTTGGCCTGAGCGGAAAATAGCGTCTTGTGTGTCGGTTGCACCATCCGGTGTAATACCTGCAAGGGAGCCTGAGCGCCAAAAGTCAGCGGCGCTCTCTTGTGGAACTGAAGGGCTGTGCCATGATAAATCTTCAATACCCCAAATCAACTCAATGTATTGACTTGGCTTAACCGAGTTTGCGTACATCGAAAAAATATTGGCGCCAGTGTTCATAACTACTGTACTCAATCCTGAGCGCGTGTCAGTTGGGTTAGGTAGCGTAAACGTAAGCCCCGCCGCAGATGCTGTCACACCAATGTTGCTGACAATATCTACGGTCGCCGCTGCCGTACCCACAACACCAGAAGCGCCAAGGGTGATAGTGGGGATTCGTTCGCGCAATAAAGCTGAATTGATTTCTAATGCTGCCATGATATTGCCTTACCTATCCCAGAGGATTTGAGCTTGCGCAACAGCTACAGCTACGTTTATTGTGAAGCTAGTAGTTGTCTGGGCAACTACTGCCGCTGTGATGATGTTTCCGTTTGCGTTGTTGCGAACTTCAACCTCATAGACGGGTGTGCCTAGAGGTGTTATGATGACGTTATCACCAGCCACCAACGGCCGGGTAAGCTGTACAACATCGTTTTCCTGCGCAATGATGCCGTTTGTTCCGACTGTTAAACTCATGCGTTACTCCTGTTAATTCTTGACAGAGCGCCCTAGCTCAAAGTGGCTAGAACCAAGGCGCTCTAGCCTGACTTAGGCAGAAGCCCAGTTGACCACAACATAACCTGCGGTTGCTGCGGCAGCCACAGCCAACACGGAGGCTTCAACCACACCAGCCGCAGCAGGTACAGTTACCGGCACAATACTGATGCTGTCGATAGAGCCGATAGCCCCAGTTGCTGAATCGGTAACACCTTCATCAGCCAAGTCAAAACTGTATGTGCCGCCAGCGGGTACGGTGAAAGTGCGGGTAGCAGCAGCACCCACAGCTACTGTGCCAGCGGTCAGCATGACAGTGCCGCGAATGACGTTGTTGGACACGTTATAGATGGTTGCGCCTTGCTGTGGTTGCAGGTTGTTGAATACCATTGCAGCGCCAGCGCCAGCAACGATTGTTCCAACTTGCGATTCCAACTCTTTTGCCAAGTCTGGTGCGATTGGCGCTGAAAAACTTCCGTTTGTGATTGACATAATTTTCCTTAGTTAACTTACAAAATATACGTTGCTGTGATGCGTTGTTCTCCGCCTCCAGCATCCATACTCAGAGCAGATGCCCCAAGGTGGTCCCAAACGTCAGAGCCTGTAATAGCACTCCAGCTCCAAGTTTCGCCGGTGTCGAGTGGAACACCAGAGCCGGCATCCGCGGCCACGTGTCCGCGCCCAGAGATTTGTTTCACTGTGACTGATTGAACTTTCTGAGTGCCAACGGCCGCTATAATGTCTGCCATAGACACAGTGCCGCCGTTGCTCTGCAGGTAGACTGACACCTTGCGGGCGGCTACGGGCGTTGTTTCAGTGCAGCAAGGGCATTTACCCTCACCATTGATACACTCAATCAAATCTTCTGCTACTTCGACCATAGGGCTAACATCAGGGTCAAAGTATTTAACCGTTGTATCACCGCATGGAGTTGTAGTAGTTACTTCTTTCAAGTCCCAACGAACACCATTAGTAGCAGGTGCAACTGCTTTTAGGGTGACGCAAATATCACGCATGAGTTCTTTGGCTTCACCAGCAAACAAGTTCAGCGGGTCAAAGGCTGCAATCGGTGCGCCGCTAATCTCAAAGCCTTTGAGCGTCAAGTTATCGTCACAATCAACAATCTTTAAGACTTCAATCTTGCGGCATGCAGTACCTTCTTTGTACCAAGCAAATTCAAAGTGTTTGGTGACTTCACACTTAGCGCATTCACCTTGTGTGTACGTGCCAGCAGCAGGTGCAGGTACGATATCGCCAGCTGCATCTTGCCACAAGCTGCCAATAAGAGCTTTAGGCGTAGAGAACACATCCCAGAAGTCTGTGCGTGAAATAGGGGCATTGTTAGCACAGAACCATTGAGTAGCAGTTACATCAATCTTTTCAGAACCGCAGTTGGTCAATGCTGCAATAGCGCCAGTGTAAGCCGTACTATCTAATGTCCATGCCTCAAACGTGGGGGCAGTGCCTAGTGGCGCATCTACTGGCGTCACGTTTTGAACAGCAACTTTAGTACCGTCTGGTGCGCAAAGAATAGCGAACTCGCGGTCGTACGTTGTGGCAGGAGCGCAAATCTTAACATGAACTGGGTCTTCGCAAGAAGCGCCGCGCTCACCCTTAATGACAGTGCCAATCTTATCGGCTTCGGTATAACCAACGGCCGGAGTTGTTCCAGCCTTATCGGTAGTCAGGGTCTTGACTGCACGACCTGCAACACAGGTCACTTGCAAGTAGAGTAAGACAGGAGAGGCGTCTGATTCTTTGCGCGCCCAAAACACTTCCGTGTGGGGTACGCATCCGCCTGCTGTTTGTTTGTATGGTCCGCATGATGTCATTTCGCTTGATCCTTTTTAGGAGGTAGACAGTAAAGTAAAAGATTAGGATTCGGTAGGTGCTGGTGGACCAACGTCTTTCATTTGCATGAGCTTATCGAAATACAATGCTTGAATCTTACCTAACAAGGCATCGTTCGGGGTATGGGTGGTAACGGAAGCTAGCTTGGCGTGGACATAAGGGGCAGCTGCTTTGGCTGCGTCCATGCGGGTGAAGCGATGCTCGTCTTCGTCGTGCATAACAGACAGCAAGTACTCCAGAGGAGTTTGCTTACCGCTTGCCTTCATTTCGGCGATGGCGTTCTTAACGATTTGGTTGCGGGAGCCAGCGGGGCGTCCCATTGTCTTTGCGCCTATGGCGCGGGTGGTAGGCTCAACGTCCTTCAGCCAAGCTGGTTCAATGTAGCCATCTGAGGTGACAGGGGCATCATGATCATCATTCAATACCCCAGCCGGATCGGCAGGATCAAAGTCTTCTGTATCGGTATGGGTATTAGGATTTTCTTGCATGGAGCCAATTATGCCCCATTTTTTTAATATCTTCTACTATTAAATAGATCCTATTAGATCCTATTAGATCCTCTGTGCTGTGTTATCGGAGTACGTTAGTTGTTTCAGATTTGCGGTCAATATCGATGGAGTGCCCTTTGCGAACGCCACGGGTAAAGGCACCCACATCCGAAGTACTTGTTTTGGATTGCGCTACCGGAAAGATGCTAGTACCGTACTTTTCCTCGATGCTATCCTTCTTGACCACCATTAAAGCGGTGCCGCTGCTAGATGCCCACATTTCGG